TGTCGCCGACTACAATCGTACCCGGCTGCGATGCCTCGGCTATCAGGCGCCCGCCGAGCTGCTCGCTAAACTCGCGGAACACAACACGCAGGCCGGGGGGCGCAAGCGCCACATTGTGACTGACACCGGCGGAGTGGCGAAGCGTCCCCGAGCCAATGGACCCAGGGCCCTTCGGTCACCAGTTTTTTTAGGATTGCGATCCGCTTTTCAACTTCTAACGCACACAGAGGCATTGTCTCACGACGATCTTGCCGATCGTATCAGAATGGCTCGCAAAGTCGAGGACCGCCGCATGTTGGGCCGTCTGATGGGCTCGCAGCACCCTTAGCGCAATTAAATAGGCGTGTGACCTTGTCGACGTCGTTTTCCTGACCCAACAAATGCCTTCAAGGGTGAGGGTCGGCTTGGCAGAGGGCGATTAGGCCGCAGCTCAGTACCGACGGCGACAACGTTACAAGACTTTCTAGACATTCATCTCTCTGGGTCATTATAAAGGTTAATAATTGTGATTAGACCTCACATGCCGTGAGCACACTCTTAAGATAGAGCAGCACTAACAGTGATTTTTTATTGACAAAGTTTGCATTCTATGAAAAATGTCTCTTCCTAGCATGCGCCCTCGAGAGAAAAACGATGGACCTAGGTAGCGACGGTGAAGTAAACGAGCTCGAGCAAACACCGGGCCTTATTTCCTCGCTAAACGAGGCCTGGTTCCATACCCGCGACAAGTGCGTCATCGACACCACCCTGAGCGAGGCCATCTTCCCCTTAATGCGTGCCTGCTTCTTTGGCGGAGCTATTCACGCGGTTCTCTTGCTGCAGAAGGGTCATACCAATCAACTGGCTTCCGATATTGCTGGCTTCGTCATGAAAGAGCCGCAGTTGTGACCCCCTGAGCCTTGCATGTACACTGACCTGGCTGCGCGGACGGTACGGCGCACCAAAAAGGATTATCGAAGTATTGGTCCAAGCCGCCGTCTACGTTGTCGCCAACATGATTTCAAGCCGGGCATGACCATCCGAAGAATAGCCGGCGGTTCGCGGCAGGAGCGGCAACTGGAATTGCGCTATGACTGAGGACCTGATTGAGCGACGGCTTCGACGCGAAGCGAAACGGGGTCAGAGCCGGGGAAGAAGAGTTCCGATGAAGAAGGAGGCTAGCCCCGCGATAGAGACCGATCAGGGCGAACGGTCTGTTGCGGGATTACTGCCCGCGCCACCATCAGACAGCCCCTCTACGGTTTTGGCGTTGATTGAAAGGGTGGCGCTCGACCCCCGCGCCGATGTCGAAAAGCTCGAACGCATAATGGCCATGTATGAACGCCTCAAGGCGAAAGAGGCCGAGCTCGCATACAACGCAGCAAAGGGCCGGATCCTGAAAAAGCTCGCCGGCATCAAGATCGTCAAGAACCGGCCCGTTCTGTCCGAAATCGATAATGGAAAGCCCCAAATGGGCACGCATGAAGCCTTCAAATATGCCCCGCTGGAGGAGATTGATAGACATCTGCGCCCGCTGTTGGCGAAAGAGGAGATGGATCTCTCCTATTCCGATGAACCGTGCGAGGGCGGCGGGATTCTGGTCCGCGGCCGCCTGAAGCACCTGCCGGGCGGCCATTATGAAGATTCCTTTATGCCGGCCCCGCCGGACACCACGGGTGGCAAATCGGACGTACAGGCAGTGGGGAGCACAAACTCTTTCCTGCGCCGCTATGTCGCCTGCAACATCTTCAACATCGTGGTCGTCGGGGATGATGACGACGGAACCGGAGGGACAATCGACGAGGCCCAGACCAAGGCAATTCTTAATCTGATCAAAAAAAAAAGCAAAAGTCGGACCGAAGTTTCTGAAATACATGAAGGCCAAGAGCGCCGAGGAAGCCGGTTCCCTCGAGGCCGCTGTAGCGACGATTGCAGCCCGAGACTATCGCAAGGCCATCAGCACTCTAAAGGAACAGATCGCTAAGACAGAGGCCGGTCATGCCCATATTTCATGACGTGGCGCAATATTCGGAAGCCTATGACCGCCTCAAGCTTGGGATCCCAACGAGCTCCAACTTCCACAAGATCATCACACCGCAAGGCAAGCCGTCGAAGCAGTGGCGTGGCTACGCCTGCGTCCTAATCGCCGAACGGATCCTGCAGCGGAGGATCGATTTCTACAATTCCCCCGCGATGGAGCGCGGCTTGATCGTCGAGGCCGACGCGGCCGATTGGTATGAATTCGATCGAGACGTTACCACTCAGAGAATCGGCTTCATAACCAATGACGATCAGACGATGGGATGCAGTCCCGATCGGCTCGTCGGCGACGAAGGCCTGTTGGAAATCAAGGCCCCGCTACCGCACACTCAGGTCGAATACTGGATTTCCGGAGAGGTCAGCGAACGCTTCCAGCCGCAGTTGCAAGGCCAGCTTTACATCTCACAGCGGAGCTGGGTGGATATCGTCTGCTGGCATGACGTGCTTCCAAAGCTAGTCATGCGGGTTGAGCCCGATGAGAAGTTCATCAACGCTCTCGACCGCGAGCTGCAGATCTTCAACCACTTTATCGATCGCGTGATGGAAAAGATCCGCGCCACCTATGAAATGCCGGTCCCGCAGGGGAGTTTGGCGCTGAAGGCGGCGCTGCGAGCCAGTCTGGAAACAGTCCCATGATATAGACGCCGCAAATGAAGTCGAACGCGTTGGCGATTCCTCACTCCGATGCCCGCACCCCGCATCTCCCGCACCGTAGCGCACCCGAAACCCAAGCCTGAATTTCGTCGACGGGTGCAGCACCTCGCTTTTATCCGTCTGCTGCCCTGCGTAGCCTGCGGCAAACCAGCGCCATCAGAGGCCGCACATGTCCGGACAGGAACCGATGTCGGTACAGGGATAAAGCCGGGCGATCGCTACGCCATTCCGTTGTGCACCGCCTGCCATGCAAAACAGCACCGGGTGGGCGAGCTGACTTTCTGGTCTGCATTACGGATCGATCCTGTCAACGTCGCGCTGCGGCTTTGGACTATATCGGCCGATGTAAAGGCCGGGGAGCGCACTGTGTTTCGCGCCGGACAAGGTATCAATTTGGCGAAAGCATATAGCTGAGAGCCCCAGAGTACGTCGCTCGAGAACAGATCCTCATAGCCGGAGCGGGATCGTCGCCGAACCATCGGGACCCGCTTATTTCACAGGCTCGCCGTTTACCTAGCGCTAGTCCCCCCCACCGAGTGCGCCGATTTTAGGTAAATTGTGCTCGGCGGGCTGGGGCTTGATCGAGCTGATACCCGAGACGAGCTCGCGCACGCGCGTACCCTCCATTTTTTGCAAGACCCAATTCCAGGGTTGATATCGACGCCTTGACTTTGGAGAACAAATCGTGCATGAGAGCGGCTTCTGATGCCTCGTCGCCGAAATCAGCCCCTTGAGCGACTAGACCGACGCCGATTCTAGGCGGGATCCGAAGCGCAACACGGCGTAACGATTTTGCGTGGGTAAATTAGCCTCTGAGGCAGGTTCCCTACAATTTTGGCGCGCACTGCAAAGGCAGGCCGACTGCTGTGGCACCAACATTCGACGTTAGCTCGGGCGTGTAGTGCTTGAAAAATCAGAGCGAAGAAATCCAGTTGTTTTTGAATAAAGGGCTACAATGTAGTTAAAGGTTCGATTGTACACTAAAATTAGTCCCACTAATATTTTTCAATGTACGAATCATTAGAGGGTAACATTTTTGGAAACGCTGCTGGAAATGGTGATCAAATCTTGTGTTAATGGTGAAGTCTTATGCATTGCTTAACGACAAATATACATTTCTCCGTTACCGGAACAGTGGAAAGCAGGAACCGTGACGAGTGAACGACAAATAGCCGCGAACCAGAGGAACGCTCACCGCGGCCGGCCTGGACGAGGCCGGCCCTGTGAACTGATCGGCGATCTTCAAGCCTTCAGGGAAGTTCGCTGTGTGACCCGCTTCATTCATCGGAGCCTGGGTGTTTCCCAGGTGTTGGTACATAAGCTGATTGTTTGAGGTCAATGGAAAAAGAACGTATCGAAACGGCCACGGGGCCCGTGCCAGAAACCGAGCATTGCGAGAATACCGCTCAGATAATTACCGGCACAACTCCGGAATCACCGGGCGGCTACAATGCTAGCCGATTTAACGCGTTACGGCATGGCGTGTTGTCGGCGCACACTGTGCTGGTCTGGGAGAGCAAAGAACAATATGAAGCGCTTCTGAATGCGCTCGTCGAAGAACATGAGCCGCATGGTGCGACCGAGGAACATTTCGTAGAGGAAATTGCTGGCGTCATCTGGCGGAAACGCCGACTGCGGATCGCGGAGGCAGCGTCATGCCGGCATGGGATAATAAAAGGATTCGGTGGCCTCGAAGAGGCCTGCGACAGGGTCGAATTGATGCCCCAGCTTGCGGTGTTGCTTGGATACCTCGACCCCCGAGACCTAGACTCGGCCCGCGAGAACGTCCGGGGCGAGGTATTTCCATGCGAAAAACT